ATTTATACTTGTTCTTCTTCTTTGATTCCTTTATCTCTTTCATCAAACTCCTCTCCATCACTATCCCATTTATAGTACATATTATCTACCTTATCAGTAAAGACATGGAGTAACTTGTGCATTTCTTTACCAAGTTCCCGTACAAATTCTATGTTGAACTTGTGTCTTGCTATATTAGGGAAGTTATCCATCAAGATATTATGGTTAGTTTCATATATCTTAATGAAGTCTTCAGCATTGGTAGTTGCAAATTTCTTTAACAACTTACACAATCTTTTAGCTTGATACGTAGTGCTACCAATCTTAACAAATTCTATGAAATGTTTAGACACATCAGCAGGATTACTGATGGTAGCTATGAAGTTATTAAACAACTCATCATCTTCTAGGATTTTAGTGTACTCAATATCTTTATTACCTGTTAACATATCCATGATACTTGGAACTTGTTTAGGTGGGAACAAACCAGAACATAACAATCTAAGTACAGCTCGTTCCTTTAAGATATTAGGATTAATCCTTGAGTAATGTTCTAAGAAGTGCACACTCTCCATGTTAGGAATTTGTTTAGGAAGTGTGGGTTGCATGGTATATACTTCCTGCATATAGTTAAGAACATCTGAGAAAATAGATTCTCTTTGTTCATATTCAAATGGTACAAAGATTGACCTAGCTTTTAGTGGCTCTGAAAGAGAATCACTCTCGTTCATAGCACAAACTATGACACTTCCACTAGGTAATTTTCTTCCACGAATTGTACCCTCTCTCATTAGAGTTAAGATACAGGCATGGAGTTCATCTCTTGCCTTGTCCAACTCATCAAAGAAAAATATACTTGGCTCATCTGTCCACCATGCAGGTTTAAGATAAGTTAATGTATCTTCTTTAAGATACTTAGGATATCCTAGCACTTCATCTGGTTGCTCATTCTGTAATAGAACTTTCACAATAGGTAGCTTGAGTTGATGAGATAACTCATGCTGTACCCACCATGTTTTACCAGAGCTAGTCTTTCCTACCAAGACTGGTACTTTAGAATTAAGTAGTCCAATCTTGCGTTGTAGTTTGCAACTATCTAATACTATTTGTTTGCTTTCTACTGACATATTCACTCTCCTTATTGTGTTAATTTCAATTTATCATTGACCAAATGTATGACTGTATCTTTGAATGTAATACAATCTTCATCATTCCAATGTTCAATTGCTTCTTTAATTAATTCCAGTAATGTATCAATGTCATCAACATCTGCAACATTCTCTGGTGTTGTAGTATCTACATCAAAGTTTGGTATCTCTGTTGTAGGTACTCCAATACTTTCTAATACTTCGGACATATCTAACTCCTCTGTATTATCTACTACCTCTGTGGCAGGTGTACTCACAGGAGTATTAGTAGAAGTTGTGCTCTTAGTCTTCTTCTTAGCAGGACTGAGCTTGTAATAATCTCCCTTCAAAGTTTCTCTAGTTTCTGGGTGTAGATTCCCATGTCGTTTCAAGAAATCCTCTGATTGTTTAGCAAGAAATCCATGCTTGTATTCTTCAGTCATCTTATCTAAGATAGCACTTTCATTCTTGTCATCTAGCCAATCAATATCTTTATCCAATCCCAGAAACTCTGAGTTGTACCATGACTGGTCTTGTGCCCACTTACCCTGCTTTCTATACTTAACTACCTTATCCCTTCTAAATCCTGTTAGTTGAGATAGTTTCTCATGCCATGCCTTAGTCTTCTTGGCTTGAGTGTTAGGTTGATTAGCATATCTTTTCTTATCTTTGAGTAGTTCTTCACTCATACCTAAGATAACAATAGACATCTTAATCTCATAGAAAATAGTTTGGCACTCAGCTTGTACTCTTTTGTCAAGGATAGATGTAAAGTTACTGACTAACTTATCCAACTTATCTTGACTAAAGCTAACAGCTTTTGTCTTTGGTTTAGCTAATGCTTTTCCCATTTTATATTCTCCTTAGTGGTCTGACCACCATGTTGTTTTGGTTTATACACTTCACAAACCCTATACTTTGTATAGGGGTTTGTGAATGTATACCCTCTGTTGATTACGCAACTTGCGTTACTTTTTTCCATACATTTTCTTGTTTGTATAGATAATACAAGGACGTTGCCCTTTCTTTACAGCTCTGTACTTGTACTTAGCAGTAGATATAAACTTATCTATTAGTGATTGTTCTTTATCCCTTTGTTCTTGAGGTTTACGTTTGGGATAATACTCTAACAAGTCATATCTTTTTGGTACTGCTACTGGTTTTCTAAACCTCGTAGCCCAACGATACTCTGCTAGTGTCATGTTACTGGTAGATTTACCATTGATGTACTCTATGTTATTACGTTTCCTTTTAATCTTAGGTAACTCAATAACTTGTAGTGCCTCATCTTCAGCACAACCACCATTATACTCTGGGTACTTAGCAGGATAATGTTGTATCTTCTTGATAAGACTTGCTAGTTCTTGTTTAAACTCTGACTGTATCATTCTCTCTCTCCTTGGTAGTACACACTACCATAAAATTTTCCTTGTTACAACTAGACTTACTAAGGGCTAGTAAGTCTAGTATGTAACAGATTTTAGTGGTCGTAACCATTGGCTACCATCCTTTTCAGTATAGTCTTGAAGTAAACATTAACTCTCTGTTCCACAGATTTATTCCAATGTACAGAGTGAATCTCTACACATTCTTTACCATCTGGAGTATCAGAGTATGCTACTTCCTCTTGGGTATCTTGATTGATGTACCTCTTTCTATAAGGGTTTATCTTTCTTGCTTTTTGTAACCACATTTTCATTGGTTTCTCCCTGTCATAATGACATATAAACTAGAAACGCAAACATGAATATAAAGAAATGTATCATGAAGAAATGTATACTCATATTGAATCTCCTATCACAAGGTAGGCACTAGTGCCTACCTTGTAATTTCTATACCAGTTAGGCAACTAACTGGTTGAAGGTGTCCACAGGATTGGATTTGGAACTCTTTGGAGTTCCAGTTGTGGATTTCTTCGGAGAGTTAACAGAGTTAACTCTCTTGTACATCTCAAGATGATTGTTAATCATCTTGATGATGGTGTTACTGAAGTCCAACACGTTGGCAGGACTGTTGCCATGACTGGAAGAGAATCTTCCAATCTGCTTATTAACAAATCTATCAAGACTTGGCTTGATAGTATTTGTATCAAAAGGAACATCAGTTCCAGCTTGGAATTCATCAGAGATGAAGTCCAATCCTTGAACATCAATTTCCCACTTACCCTCAGAGTTCTGCTTAACAAAACCTTTGGTTTTGTTAGTAACTCTTGCAAGGATATCCACAATCAAAGATTGTGGTGGTAGAATGGCATTTTCATACTGCTTTACAGCAGGATTTCCACCCATTCTTGGAAAGGTACTTACCTTTCCAGACTTAGTTCCCCAACTGTCCTTTGGACAATCTAGGATTGAAATTTGAGTAGCTTTGCTACTCTGTTTGGCTTGTTTTCCCATAACAAACTCTCCTTGCTCTCACGAGCTCACATCATGTATACCATGAATGTGTGTAAGACTAAGTAGTCTACGTAAGTACTAAGACTACTTAGTCTAGCGTGTGCCTGTGTGTTAGGCTCTGAATTTAATGTAAATTGCAACATCATCATCTTTGATGATGACTTCTTCATTGTACCATTCACAGAAATCCATAATTGGATATTCTGTGGCATTATCTAGGTAGAAAGCATAGCTTTCTTCCAGATAATCTAGAATGTCGTCAGCTCTGAACTTACTTAAGTTCATGCCATCTGGTGTATACATCATTAAATCCATGTACACACCTGCCTCAACCTCTAGGTTGTCGCACGGGTTATACACGCATGGTGTGCCATCAGCATTGAATAAATCTAGTTGAATCATAATTTTCTCCTTGAGCCTCATGTGTGTGTGTCACACAGTTCTTCTCACTAGTGTTCGAAGAACTGTGTGAGTGCGTGCGTACAGCGTGCGTACAGCGTGTACGTACAGCGCGCGTGTAACGTGTGCGTGGAACACGTGGAACACGAGGAATATTCATGTTTTGTCGGTCTTTTCTCCGTGTTTTCACGTGTGCATGGGTACGGGTGGACACTAGAAAAAAGCCCCCCTAGAAGCCCCCCATACCCCCTAGATATATAGTAATATTGTACAGTAAAAACAACCTATTCCTGTGCTATCTTGCCCACAAGTGGCCACTAGTCCCCCAATATACTGGTATATACACCCAGTTTTACCCATTTATTACCCATTATATACACATAGAAATAACTTAATAGTTACGGTTACTTACATGCCGGCACATGTTATACCCAGTTGAGACCACTAGTATACTAGTAGATACCACTAGTATATACATAGAATATACTTATAGTATATTCTATAGTATTAACTACGTAGTTTATACTAGTACTTGACAAACAGGTTCCTGAACTATTATAGTAATAGGGTGCCATGGATACAAAAGAATATGAATACCTACGAAACTATGTCCGGAAATGTTCTACCCAACACGGATTTACAGCAGAAGATTGTGATGATATTCTGCATGACGCCCTGTTAGTTTATTATGAAAGTGACAAAGAACTTGACATACAAAAATTAATATGGAAGACTATTGGAAAACACAGAGAACGAAGATACAGAGAAGGCAAGAGACAAATATCAATGGAATACTTTAAAAATAAGGGGGAGATATGAATAAGACATTAAATAGTTTATTTCCAGATACTCCTGTATATGAAAATAAGATTATAAAATTTCTGGAAACTTGTTATAATTACGCCTGGTCATACAGGGCCACTGCTAAAGAATTATCTATTAATCATAAAACAGTAAAAAATATACTAGAGAGTATTAAAAATACTCCACAATACTACGCCTTCATGTCTAAGCTAGAGATACAAATTAAAAACTTTGCTGACCCTAAATTCAGCAATACAATCTTTGATAGATATGAAGAAACTCTTAAGGATATTGAAGACAGATTAAAACGAGCTGATAAATCAGGGGACAAACCTCTGGCTATGAATCTGTTAAAACTTAAGAATACAGTTCTAAAAGACCAACTAAGAGCTTCTCTTGTTGCGGCTCAACATAAAAGTGAAGTGGTTGAAATTGCTGATGCAATTTCTAGTATGTCAGAAACTGCATGGGAGGAACTTAATGAAAAGGTCCAGTGATAGTTTAAAAGGAACTGATGACATTATGTCAGAATTAAATAAAGATGGTGGTAGATACCTTCCTGTTTGGATGAAACCTGCCCCGGCCAAAACTAAACCTAGGAGGGATTATAGTGGCAACAAAACTAACAGAAGAACAAAAAAGACGAAAGACAAGAGCATTTCTAAAAAAGCAGGGAACTAAGGTAACTAAAAAAGACCCCAGAGATATGTCTCAAAAAGAACTTTCTGCATATAAAAAGAAAGTAATGAAACGTGGAGCAATATTAGCTGCGGAGTTGGCTACAGCCGGAACTGGTGGAGCGGTGTTAGCTACAGCCGGAACTGGTGCAGGGGTAGTAGGTAAACGTGCAGCAGCAAAGGCAGCACAGAAGAAGTACCTAGCCCAGATGAATAGAAGGGAAAAAGAGATAACTGAAAGTATTAAGAAAAGGATTAAAGCAAAAGCGGCTGCAAAACGTGGTAAAGAGGCCATGGCTTCTCATAAGAAAAGAACTGTTAAAAAAGAATTACAAAAACATATGGACCTAAAGAGAGCAGCTGCTAAAGCTAAAAGTAAAACTAAACCAAGTACTACAAAGACAAAAAGAAGTCAGGCTAAAAAGTCACCGACTGTAGATATGAGAAAGGCTTCACCTCATACTAAGTACAAAGAGGCCAAGTCTTTAGCAAAAGGTGAAGGCCTTGAAAGTAAAGTTGCAGGAGCTAAAGTAACTGCAAAAGGTACAAAACGTCCTACTGTTAAAGCCAAAACTAAAGTTGGTGAATCACTAAGAACTAAGGGTCCTGGTGGTAAAACAAAAGTACTGACTAAAAAACAAAGAGAGATTGCAAAGAAAAATATTAAGGCAGATATTAAAAAGAAAATGGCAGCTAAGAAAGCTAGAAAAACCTATAAAGAAGGTATAAAAGAAGCTAAGAGAACAGGACAGACTAAACGTGACCCCTTTAAATCTGCTAGAGCGAAAACAAAAGTAAAAGGTAGTACAAAAGCAACAGCTAGAAGAGAAAGTCCAGCAAAATCTACAAAAGGCCAACTTGAACAACCAGGTGGTAGAAGAAGAATAGCTGATGCACCATGGAATCAAAAACGTATTAAGGTAGCAAAATTAACTAAACAGAAAAAAGATAATAAACTAGGCCCAAAAGGTAAAAAACTTTTAGATAAATTAACAAAGAAAAAACCTACTAAAGGAGGTCGTAAGAAAAAGTAATGCCAAAGGTAGGAAAGAAACAATATCCTTATACACCGGCTGGTATTAAAGCGGCTAATAAGGCAAAGAAAAGACAGAAGAAAAAACAATCTAAATCAAGTAAAAGAGTATATAGATAGGAGGAATAAATTATGCCAATGGGCAAAGGAACATACGGAAGTAGAGTAGGAAGACCCCCAAAAAGTAAACCTAGAGGTCGTACTCAAGGTACTAAGAAAGGTAGAATGCCTCTTCCTGAAGCACAAAGAAAAAGACTTATAGGTAAAAATAAAAAAGATGCCTCATTTAGAAGAAAAGAAACTAGGAAAAGAATGGGTAAATAGGAGGAATAAATGGCAGATTCAGTAAGAATATCAGAGCAACAAGCTTTGAATAATATGGTAGGAGCTGGTGGATATGATTTAGTTACTAATGCTACTGTTAATTCACATATTTATGTGGCTATTACAGTATTAGTTGGTACAGAAGTTATTGCTGATAATACAGCAAGTGCAACAGTAACTGCTGTATCCACAGATACGGATATCTGGGATAGTTTATCCGGAGTAGAAGTACCTGAAGGTTGTACTATTTACGGTAACTGGAATTCTGTTACTATAGGTGCTAATGATACAGCTATAGTTTACAGAGAAGTAAGTACTACATAGGAGGTTCTATGTTTGGTTGGATGAAAATATTAGATTTACTCTTAGGAGTTTGGGGTAAATTTAGACGACAAAAGTACGTTGAAAAAATAAAAGAAATTAAACATTTAAATTTTAAGATACGTCAGCGTGAGCTTGAAAGGCAAGCTTTGGAGAAAATAGATAAAGAAGTTAGTAATCATCGTGATTATCTTAACAAGTCTTAGTGGTTGTTCAGTAGTAAAATGGTGGACTGCAACTGAAGATGATAATGTGTATGAAGGACCAACATGTCCTCCAGTACCAGAATGTAATATAGAATCTCACATCTTGAAGCCTGAAGATATGAGATGTTTAGTAAAACAAAAACAAAGTTATAAGGCGTGTATAGAATTACATGAAGAAAGTTGGGAATTTTTTAAGAGATGACCTTGAGGCGGAATGCAGGAGACTGCTAGCCAGTGCAAGGGCTACATTACAGAGCGAGGCCTGGATAGAGTTTAGTTTCTATTTTTGGGGCCTGGTTCTGGTGTGGTTGCTATTAATATGGTAAGAGATTGGTGGTTTAAAGATAAGAAGATGTTAGCGTTGTGGCACAAGATACACAATATGACCCCAGAGGAGTTTTCAAAAATTGACTCTAAGGTAAAAACAGAGTTAAAATATTGGTATGGGAATATATTCTTTTTTAAACCGTATCCAGCACAAAAGCCTATCCTGGACGATAACGCTTTTAGTGTTTATATACATGGCAACAATTCTAGTGGTAAGTCTTACGTTACTGCTGCTAAAACAGCTTATAACATCATAGGTTGGCATCCTAATTATGAAGTAGTTAAACCAAAGTATGGCAATAGAATAATATGGGCATTTAGTCCCTCGTTTGATATACAAAGAACCTCTAGTCAGGTTCACCTGTTTTCCACAGATACTCCAAATGATATTGGACTTTTGCCCTCTATTGAATCTATTGAGAAACGTGGCGGTAAAGTAGCTTGGGGTAAGAATAGATGTTTAGATTTTGTAAAATTCTGGGATGGTACAATACTAGAATTCAAATCTGCTGAGATGAAGACACAGAACTTACAAGCTTCTGGTATTGATTTCTGTTGGTTTGATGAGTGTCCACCACAGAATATGCATGATGAAATTCTTGCTAGACTATTAAGAAAATCTGGTAAGATGGCTATGAGTTTTATTGTTGAAGATGCTATGAGTAATTATATAGTACAAGATATATATGCTAGAAGTGAAGAAGATGGAGACACCTCATTTCATTTTATAGATGTATATGATAATCTTTCTTTGGATGAAGATACCATAGAAAGATATAAGAAAAGATTTACTGAGTCTGCAATGCATTGGAGATTTAGTGAAGGTGGTCAATTTCAACTACAACCTAAAGGTCATTTGGTTTATGTAGATTTTAGTGAACTACATATTGTAGATGATTTAGTAGAACAGTATGACCCCTTAAGAACACTATGGAGAAGTTGGGATATGGGGTTTGTTAGACCTGCATGTGTAGGATTTCAAGTTGATAAATATGGAAGAAAGAATGTACTATTTAGTATTATGGGGCATAATACACAATTAACAGATTTTATAGATGAAGTTGAGGCATATCAGAATGAAATATTACCTAAGATTATTGAAACAATGGATATACTTCCACACGATGCTAATAGAAAATATGATGTATCTCCTCATAGTGCTCGTGATATTTTTATTGATAAAGGTTTAGAAGATGTAGATACCGTTTATGTAAAAAGAGATATATCTATAGCACAAGTAAACAATGAATTAAAAAAATTTACTAAAGGAGAACCTATGGTTAGATTTGATTCTGTACATGCATCTCCCCTAGTACAAACATTAGCTGCGTATACACGACATGAAGAAACAGGGCAACCTAGAAAAGACAATTACTATGAGCATCTTTCTGATGCTTTTAAATTGGGTTGTTTTTATATGGCTAAGAGGGTAGTATCTACAGAAGTTGAAACAAAAGAGCCTCAGTATTATGGGCTAGAGTTTGGAGTAAACACGGAGAGTAAGATTATACAATGAGAGAAGCTGATATAAAAAGATATCATAATTATGTATCTAAGGAAGCAGAAGACGGGTTTGTATCCATTAGAAAAGACTGGAATGAAAATATAAAGTTTTATATGGATGAGTATAACTTTGAAAATAAGTTATCATGGCAAACAAGAATTAAGGACCCTATTGTGGATAACTTGATTGTAAGATTAACTAACTTTTTTGTTAGAATATTAATGTCAAGTGATAACAAATATTTTACAATAGAACATCCTAACTCAGCAGTTAAAGCTGGTTTATCTAAACTTGTAGAAGCTGTATTAAAAAATAATAAGTTTCCTATGGTGTTTGGTGATGCTCTCAAGATGGCATTACTTACAAGTCCATATATTACAAAGGTAAGTTATAATTATAAATCAGAAGCTTATCCTACATATGAAGATGGTGTATATGGTAGTGCGGATACCGTTACAGGTAAAACAGAAATTACTCATGTAGACCCTATGAATGTACGTTTGGACCCTAATGGTGACCAGTATATTATAGAAATTAAAGAAGTTGACTTAGCTGATTTTATGAATATGGCTCAAGTTAATCAATGGAAGAATGGAGAAAAAGTTATGCGTAATCTCCATAAGATGAATGACGCAGATGACGGCTTGTATAGACCTACTGTTAAATTAGAGTATGTCTACACAAGATGTTTAACAGATGAACGAGGAAAAATACTAGACGAGAATGTTCACTTTATTATTGCTAATAAAGAACATGTCGTTTATTACGGTAAGAATATCTTACCAAAAGGTCAGTTCCCTTACATAGTGGGATTTCCCATGAAGGTGCTGAAAGGAAGATATGGTCGCGGATATATAACAAAGCTAAGGTCTTTGTTAAGTTCCTATGTCGAATCAATGAACCTGCTACTGGATGCCTTTACCTTAAACACACTTGGTGTGTATGAAGTAGTTACTAACAACATAGAATCAGGAAAGGCACACTTATTTGGGTCAGTGGTACCAGGTAGACTCTACCCAGTCACTTCAACAGGAACCATCAATCAGGTGTACAACAATGCGGTGAATCCAAATGCAACCAATCTTTTATTCGTACTTGATAGACTTATTCAAAATAGGTCGTTCCAAAATGAATTCTTTCAAGGGCAACCTACAAGTAAAGGAAGACCAACTGCATCTGAAATATCTCAGAAGACTCAAGAAACTAGTGGGTTTTTTGCGGATATAGCAAATGAGATAGAGAGGGCTATTATTGAGCCTACACTTGAACTCATACTTCATACAGAGTTAATCTATATGAATGATGAATCTCATTTTGATTATAGTAAGTCCCTTGATGATGCAGAAGTTTTAAATGTGCTGAAGGTAATGAACTTTAATGAGCGTATTAACGCTATTAAAGATTCAACACTTACAGTTAAGGGCATTTCTGGCAAGGTTCTGAAGATGACAAATTTCCAGAAGCTTATGCAGATTATCAACGTAATTGGTAATATGCCTCAGATTGCACAGGCCTTAGACCCAATTAAGTTTGTTGAAAGGATATTTGAATCATTTGATGAGAATCCTAGTGAACTACTTAATATGGATTTATTGAAACAAGGTGGTCCTGGTGCAATGCCACCGGGTGCAGAGGGAGCTTCACCAGCTCAACCTCAAACACCACAGAACATTGAGGAGGTTTTAAACAATGTCAGAAGAAGAACAGAACAAGGATAAAGCAGAACCAACAGTAGATGATGGTGACGCAAGAATCCAAATTAAACCAAAGGATGCAGCTGAACAGTTGTTACCCGGAGGTAAGAGTGTAGGTGAGATGACTCAAGAAGAGTTAACTACTTATACTTCTAATATGGCTAAAGCAGATAGACTCTATGCCAAACATGCAGAAAGTTTGACTGAAATAGACAGAGAAGTTTTTGATGCCTTGCTTTTAGCAAGTGACCAATCTCTTACGGTAGAGGAACGCTTCAGAGTTACACAAGAAAAGTTTGATGCTATTAAGAACCCTAAAGAGAAAGAAGAAGAAGAATCAGAAACTAAAGATTCCCCTAAAGGGACTATGGATGCAGCCCCTAAAGCAGCGGCTAATCCGTTAAATAATTCATTAGAGCCTGAGAATGATGCACCTCTTGGAGAGGATGAAGATTACTTCAAATTTCTTCAAGAAAGATTCAGGAAGCAGACTACAATGAATAGAAATAAAAATTTAAATTAACAGGAGGTAGGTAATTATGCCACAAGGAGCAATTAGTTACTTAAATGAGAGTGATAGACTTGCCAAAATTAAAATGGACAGTGATATCAGATTTCAAGCAGGTAACATGATGCAATTTAGAAACCTGGCAAAACCTATCAAAGCATTTGGAAAACACAAAGGTTCAACAGTAGAGATTGAAAAGTATCAGAAGCTTACAAAAGCTACAAGTACTATTTCTGAACTACAAAGTTTGCCAATGAATAAACCAAATGTTGGGTTTGTACAGGCAACAGTAAGTGAGTACGGTAACGGTGTATCCTATACCAAGAAATCGCAAACTCTTGCAGAATATTCAGTTGATGAAACACTCAAGAAAATTCTTGCTATGAACATTGCGGAATCTATGGACCAGGTAGCTGGAACAGAATTTCAAACTTCTGACGTATTCTACACTCCAACTTCTGCTTCAGCAGGAACATTGGATAAAGACGGAACAGTATCAACAGGTGCAGGAGCATCTATTGGTGCATTCCATATTAGAGATATTATCAAAAACTTAAAAACTGATAATGTACCTAAGTGGGATGGTAACAGCTATTTAGCTGTTCTATCCGCGTTTGCAATGGCCAAACTGTTTGAGGATTCTCAAACTGGAGGTATCATTGACATTCACAAATACGACCAACCAGAAACTCTTATCAACGGTGAACTTGGTTCATACTTTGGTGTGAGACTTGTTGAAGAGAACAACGTTCTTTCCAACACTATTGGTGGGTCAGCACACAATGGTGAAGGTATGGTTCTTGGATTTGAACCAGTAGTTGAGGCTTTAGTAGAGCCAGAAGCTACTATGGTAGAATCTTGGGACTTTAACAGATTCACCGGTATCGCATGGAACGCATTGACAGGGTTCAAAAAAGTTTGGACTAATTCAACTGACAGTGAATACCATATGGTAAGAATACATTCAAATGACTAATAGGAGGTAATTAACAATGGCGTTTAACAGTAAGATACAATTTGCTATAATTCCGGTCTCAGCTGACCTTGACGGGTCAACTGCTGATGATTTTACTTGGAAAGTTAATCATCCTATGGTAGTCCATAGATTTGAATTTATAGTACAAACAGCTGTAGTTGCAACATCTACTGCACCGGTAGTCGCTTTAGACTATACTGATACAGTAGGCAGCGTATCTAGAGCTGAAAAGTTAACATTAACAATTCCAAACACTACAGCAGCTGGTGTCACAATAGAGGATAGTTTAACACCATTCTTTGTAGCTGATACAGACATCTTACACTTTGAAAGAAAAACTCAAGGTGCTGGAGGTACTACAGCTGGTGATGGGTATTACGTAATTTATTATGAAGTAATCCCGGATAGCAATGGAGTTGCTTAAAATATGTGGTATAGAGTTCACCTAAACAGGGTGCACTTTAACCCATTGGATAAAGAGGGCAAGATTGTAAGGGTCTTGTCCTCTGGACCTGTATTTAATGTTAATACAGAAACAGATGTAGAGTGTGAATTACTCTATATGCTAGCAGAAGAGAAATCTGAGCTAATGCAATTTATTAATAGATGGACTGAACAAGATAATTCTTGGTATCAGTTAGTTGTTAGTAAACTATCTGATGCATCAAGAGCAGGGTTTACCGGAAATATTAATATATTTAGATATAAAGGATATGCTTTGTTTCAAAGAATAAAAGACCATTTACAATTTGAAACTAAATATATGAACATAGGGGACCTTAGTGCATATAACTTGGAATCAAGAGATATAAAAGAAGAAGTGAGGAGGAAACCATGGAGTTCCATACCAGACGGAGAGAAGGTAGGAAAAGATTGGGTTGAAAAACATGGAGGAGAACAAAGGACAAATAAATGATAATACTGGTATGCAGATTAACCTCAGATGGTTTCTGCAGATAATGGCAGCAGTTGCTATAGCAGTATGGGGATATTTTGGAATAACAGAAAGAATAACTTTCTTAGAACATGAACAAGCAATGAGTAAGATACAACAAAGTATGAACTCAGAATTTAGAATTAAATGGCCTAGAGGCGAACTAGGTGCATTACCGGATGACGCAGAACAGAATATGAGATTAGACATGACAGAAAGACAAATAGAAAAGATTGAAGATAAAGTAGACGAAATGTATGAAACACTACAGGAGTTAAAGTATGGCAAGAAGTGAGTTTAATTATGATAGAAGTAATATTGTAACTAAAGTTAAAAGTATTATAGGTAGAAACTTTAGTGGTATAGATGATGTTATTAAAGACTTAATTAATGTAGCTGTAGAATTAATGGGTAATACGGTACAGTCAGTTTATGACGAATCGGTGTATACACATACCGTATCTGGTGCTGAAGTTACTGCAAAGACTGATGAATATAATTTACCCACTAGAATTAAAGTAATATTAGATGCTTATTATATAGATGTATCTGGTAGTGAAGAAGTATATTATCCTATAGATATAAGAAGTCCTATAGAATTTGATGAAGGAAGTGTGATGATAGGGGGTATGGGTAGACCTAGTTTTAATTATGCTAGTGATACCATTACATTTGGTCATAATTATGCTTCTGGAAATGCTAGTAGAGCAGATTATACAGGTATACCAAAACTAGGATATAGAGTAGGTAATACATTTCATGTATATCCTAGACCAGGAAGTAGTGAACAAGATAATAAAATAAGATTAACATTAGGATTATTTCCACAAGAATTACAAGCTGATGGGGATAGAAATACAATTACACAAAATTATCCAATGGCTTTAATTACATATGTATGTGCTTTGTTTTGGTCTATGCATATGAATGATTTACAACGAGCAACACAAGCATTAGCAACAGCTCAGCTATTATTAGCTAGTTTTGCTAAACAAGACGAAGTTAATAAACTGGTTAATATAACCATGAAATTACCATAGGAGGGGATATGGCAAACGCAATTTATCCAAAAGCAAAGGAATCATTCTTAAAGGGAGAGATTGATTTAGTTGATGATACTATTAAAGTAGCTTTAGTAGATACTGGTACTTATACATATAGTACAGCTCATGACTTCTATAATGATGTATCTGGTGTATTAGGTACACCTGTAGCATTATCAAGTAAAACTGTAACATCAGGAGTATTTGATGCAGCTGATGCAACATTTAGTACACCAACAGCAGGTACAAGTATTGAGGCTTTAATTATTTATAAAGATACAGGTAACACAGCAACAAGTAACTTAATAGCTTATATAGATACAGGAACAGGCTTACCATTTACAAGTAATGGGGCTGACGTAGACATTGTCTGGGATTCAGGCAGTAACAAAATATTTGCATTATAGGAGTATAGTATGGCAAAAACACCGGCATGGACACGTAAAGAAGGACAAAATCCTAAAGGAGGATTAAACGCTAAGGGTAGAGCTTCGGCTAAAGCTCAAGGTAGTAATCTTAAAGCACCTGTAAAAAAAGGAACTAATCCTAGAAGAGTTAGCTTTGCAGCTAGATTTGCAGGAATGAAAGGACCAATGAAAGATAGTAAAGGTAGACCTACACGTAAAGCATTGGCATTAAAAGCATGGGGGTTTGGTAGTGTACAAGCAGCACGTAATTTTGCAAATAAACATAAAAAGGGGAAAAAGTAATGGCAATAGCAGGTAATAAAGCAACAACAGCAAGAAT